GCCATATAGTAACATCAGGAACGATATCTTTTACAACACCGAGAGATTTGCTTGTTAATTCGTTTCTCTTAACATAATTCTTATCTCTGAATAGATTGTTTAAAGCTGCTGCTATAAATGCATTAGAAGACTGATATTTAACTACTTGATTTCCTTGAAGTCCTGTGACTTGACTATCAATTTCAGCAAAAGGAAGGCAGACTGTAGTTCCTATTGGAAGTTCATAGTCCATTGCAGCCGCACCAGATGTATTTTGTACATCTGTAGGCAATTTCTTCAATGTTTTTATAAACGAAAGTCTTGCATCAATTTCTGTTTGTTTAACAGTTGTATATTGAGCAAATATTTTTTCAGCATTAGTAATCTCGTTTTCGTCTGCATAATTCAAAAAATCACCTACAGCCATTCCAAAAGCAATAGAACCTTCTCCGTTGATAAAATCACCTACTGTAACGATCGACGTATTTCTCTGAGTGTATTCAAAGTATTCGTATCTAGGATTGCCTGCCATGATTGTTGTTATTTGGGTTTTGGTTTGTTCGGTTGAGTCTTAAAGAAATCATCAACCGCTTGCTTTACCTTTGCGTTTAGCTTAATAGCATTTTTCTCTAATGCTGTTGTAAATCCACTAATGACTCCATCTGCAAAAGCATCTGTGATTTCTGCGATAGAAGATTCCATTGAAGTAGTTAGCTTCTGTCCTCTTTCCTTAATTGCACCCACACCAGCTACATTAAGCGCTTCTGCGTCGGATCCTCCAAATCCTTTGAACAAGTTCTTGTTTTTCTTATACGCTTTAAGAATCAACTCTGCTTGTTCTGGAGAAAAATTTGCCGCCCCACCACCGCCAAACTGCTGTCCTGTCAATGCTAGTGCTAGATTTTCACCACCTCCAACTTCTCTTTCTAATTGTTGAATTGTAGCGTGCAGAGCTCCTTTTTGACTTGTTCCTTGAGCTCGCGCTTTGATTATATCGAAGTAGCTTGCGTTCGGTCCTAAGATTTTAGATAAAGACGCAAATCCTCTAGCTGCAGCAAATTCGTTTTGAGGAGAAGTAAGCATTTGGTTAAATGTCTCTAATCTTTGTCCCATAAACTGAGGATTGGCGAACGACCCACCGATCTTCGATAAAGTTGCCATCTCTTTTGTTATAGTACCTCTACTAACATGCTCAAGTAAACTTCCTTGTTGATTAAGAATCTGAGATTGAACTTGAAGCAATTCTCCTAGCTTAGAAGGATCACGTTTAAGACCAGGAATCATATTGACAACTTGAGCGACATTTTGTATCATACTCATGTCTGTAGTTGTCATACGAGCGTCTTTGAACATCTGCATAATCAGACCCTTATCAAGGGAGTAAGCTCGTTCTACTGCCATTGCATCTTCTGTTTTAGAAGATAGTCCTTTAGCACTTCCTGCAGACAACGCTATGTCTCTAGCTAATTCCATTGACTGAGCGCTACTATAGCCGTACTTCGTTCTATTTGCAACTGATATATCTCGATCGCCGAAAGTCCCTCGAGCTCTATTAGAAGCCATTTCAAGCTCTTTTACAGCTTCTAAATGTTGCGCTTCTAATTGATTAACAGTCTCTCCTACAGCTTTAGAAAAAGCTATCCCAGCTGCAGCTGCTCCAGCTGAAAAGATACCTATTAGCCCAGAAACTACAGTACCGGTTGTTTGAACCGCTAGTCCCATTATTTGAGGAGTCAGAACATCTTCTGTTCTAGCATTAGCTGTAGTTTTTATCGACTGACCTATTCCTTTCGCTAATTCAGTAACTAGATTTGCCTTTAATACCTCCGAAAAAACACTTTTCTTTTCCTCTTTTTTAGCAAACTCGTCTCTCTGAGCAGCTCTAATAAGACCTTCTTCGTCAGATACTGCACTTATGCCCTTTTTTCTCTGCGTCTTTTCATCTTGATCTACTAACTCTTCTACTCCTTCTCTATCTTGTGCAATCTGCTCTTTTGCTGTCATTTTGACAGTTTCGATCAGTTCGCGGAGAAGAGATGCTGTTCGCTTAGTTTCGTTTGACTCTGCAGCTAGTGCAGCTAATCTACTAGTCTTTTGAGATCTTAATTCACTTGTACTTTGTAGATACTGACTAGTGGTCATTCTACCAGAATGTACCTCTTGTTGGTTTTTCTTAACTCCAGCGCGGAAAGTTTCATCAATCAATTGCTTTTCTTGTTCAAGGGTTTTATTCTTGATTTCAAGAAGCTTGATTTGTTGTTGAATAAATGAAGTTTGCTCTTTCCCAGAATTAGAAAACTCCCTAGCTTGACGAACCGTCTTGTTATAAATATCCTCATTAGTAGCTCTGATCTTCTGCATCAAAGCAAGAAGACCATTGTCGACTCCGGAAAACGATATTTTCTTTTCTGATGACACGTACTATTGAGTTTGTTGTTTGTTCAATTTTGAATAATCTATGCTATCAAATATGTCATCTTGCTCTTTTTGCTCTTCTGGTGACAATTGCTGCATTTCTTCTTCACTATATTCTCTAAACAATAATCCTTTTTCTTTATATGTCTGCAGATCTTGTTCTTGTTTAAGGAACCTCTCGTGCGCTTGAGTTATCATTTTTTCTTCTAAGAACTCTAAATAGATATCGATTTGATTCGTTTCTCTATGTTGAGGAGAATTGAATGCAATATTATATTTCTTACGATATTGTCTATCGTAACGAAACAATAAATTCCATTCTACCAATTGTTGACGCAACATTTTTTCTACGATTCTTGTTCGTCTTCATCGTCTGCATTTAATATTACTTGCCACTCATTTAACCACGGAAGAACTTGTTTTACATAGACACTTAACAATTGTTTGGTGTCTAGTGGACTAAGTTCTGTGATCGATTTTACAGATAGATCTTTTTTAAGATCTGGAATTAGAATAGCAAAAGTAGCTTGCATATCTACTACAAATCGAGTCCACATTCCTTGTTCTGTAGTATCTAAACTTAATTCGTTATAACTATTACCAGAAAAGTAGTGCTTGTTTCTTTGAATATCAATCAGTCCTCCTGTATTAGGATAGTCAACTTTATATTTTTTTTGTTTAAAATTTACCTCTAGTGAGGTTGACGGTAATTTTTTTGCTGAGTTCATTTACAATATTTTAATTTAAGTAAAAGTACTAAATACTTATGATAAAAAAAAGAGATGTTTTTACACATCTCTTTAATTTATTCATCAATAGGTAATTGATTATGGCTTTACTACTACTGGCAGTAAGTATTGGAAAGACTGGTCTCTTCCTGCAATTTGACCTTCACTAATGTTAACATTATCAGAGTCAATGAAGCACTGATTTACTGTTGCATATGGAACTGCAGATGGTGTAATTAATCTAGTTACTGGATCAATTACATCTTGAAGTTTTTTGTATACTTCAACAGTCACTCCGTTATAATCAAGAACGAGATTGTCTTCGAAATTTGCAGCTGTTACACCCGCTCCTATTTGAGACATGATGTTTGCCGACAAAAAGGTTCTTAATACCCCAAAAGGAATCCCTGATTGCTTGTAATCAATTTCCATAAATGAGCACGACAAAGTACCATTCCATTCTGTTACTGCAAATTCGTCAGCAAAGATAGATCCTAGTCCTTTTGAAACTCGAACGCGTCTAAACGACTCGTTAATTCTTACATCTTTCATCTTACCTACGATGATCCCGTCGACTTTGATGAAAGCTATTGCTCCTGTTATTACTTTATTGGTAATTGCCATGGTATATGGTTTTTAATTAATTTGACTATTATATATCCAACAATGCTCCAGTAAAGAATAGGAAGTTGATTTCACTATTTGGAACAATAGAATAGTTGATTCTGTACGCATCTCCTTGTCTCACAACAGTGATATCTTGGAACGATAGAATTAAGTTGTCGGCGAACGGAGTTGCTGTTTTAGACAATAATTTTTTCTCTAGCCATTTTTCAACATCTAATGCTGAAAGAGTCATTCTGTTCGATCCATTTGGATTTTTCAGCAATTCTTTACGGGCGTCGATAATGATCTCTTTATTTAATTGTCGAGTAATTCTTTTAATTTGTTTCGACGAAATAGTACCATCTTCGTTTACTAAGAAATCATTGTTCTGAAGAGAATTTATACCTTTAACTATGTCAAAAGTACCATCTTCCATTCTTGTAACAACAACGCCAGCATCGAGAGCTTGTTCGACTAACTTATCGCTAAGTACATGAACTTCTCCATCGATGTCGATATTTTTATATGCAATAGGAACTTGTGGTTGCAATCCAGCTTCTCTTCCCAATATAGCTGCAGCTTTGTATATACTATCGTAGGTTTTAAAACCACTTCCATATCTAGAAGTTTTCTTAACTCCACCGTGTACAATAGTTACTACATCGTTGTTGTAAAAAACTGCAGTTTGTTTCGAAAGAGTAAATTGAGAATCTGTAGACCCTGCTGCAACATACAACTCCGGCTTGAATTTGCTATCATTTACGATATGAGAAAAGATTTTGTAATTGTTAGCTGATTGTGCATTCGTACCATATTCAGTTGCTAAAATAAAAGAAACATCTAAATTCTTAATAAGAGTTAGAATATTATCTAAGTTTGCCGAAGTATATGATTCAGTACCTCCAGCAGCCAAGCGATTGGTTGTGTAGTCTAAATAATCCGCCTCGTCAATTTCACCCGTTCCTGTCTTAACAGAAGTTTTGAGCTTAAAATTAACATTGAAAGTATAATCATTAGTCATCCAATCGATTAAAGTTTGGATGTTGTTAAACTCAGGTGATTCAGCCAATAGTACTGGTGCTGTGTCTGCTTCGTTGATGTTATTATAAGGAAGACTGTTTTGATCCAATCCTGTAAATGTTCCGCGATAGAATTTTAATACAAATTTTGTAGTATCGTTAATACCTCTAAACATTTTAGCAGCAAATCCTCTAGTTAGGACAGAATTTAATTCTACTCCATTCCCAACCAAACCTTCGTCTCTAACTTGAATAGCTAAAGTTCCTCCATTTACAATGGACTCAGAGCCGTTATTATCTCCAGTAAAAGAATAGGTAATTTCAGCTGGCACAGTAGTAGCTGCTCTAATAATTGATACTTTAGAAGCTCCAGGAGTTCCTAAACCAGCAGGTCTAAACAAAGGAGATCCTAATAAGTACATCATGCCACCTTTCATTGCTGATTGGAAATCTCCGATGTTATCGAATTCGTAGATAGTATCTTGATCTTTCGCCAATGTTCCGTTTACACCAGACCCTACACCATAACCTGCACCAAGACCAGTGTCGATTATTAGCACAGTGCCAAAAGATGATTGGATTGAAGGATTTTTAATCCCAGACTTGATAGCGCTTTTTACGCCAGGTATCTTAACAGTCTGACCTTGAAATAAATGTGAAGTTGCCATCTAATTAGCTCGCTTTACAGATTGACCAATTCTCTTATTCACAATTTATTGGATAAATGTACTAAAAAAAATACTAAAACAAACTAAAAAGAGATTTTGTCTGCGATTAAAATTTGCTTCCATTGTTCGATAGTATATTGGTTACTACCATACTTCTTTGCTAAGAACTCACTCTCAATGTCGCTGAAACGAAAACGCGAAGCAAGTGTTCGAATAGATAAAATTTCTGCTTGTTTGTTTTGTTCGGGGATTATTTCTTCATTTTTTTGATCAGAAGCTTGTTCTGCAACAATGGTATGTTCGATTACTGCTGTCTCAACTGGTCTAGCAAAGAAGTTTTTTATGATCTGCTGAAGTATTTGTATAGAATCGGTTTTTTTATAAACCAGACCTAGTTGTTCGCATTGTGCTTGCAATTGTGATCTGCTAGATGTTGTTTTTTTACTCATTGTGATTTTATTATAGTGGTTGAATGATGGTTGCAAAGTTAGCGATTAGATCTTTTGTCAGAGGATTAGACTGCAATTGTGGAACAGATACTTCGTAGTCAAATTCAATTCCTATAGCTCTCATAAAAACATGAGGAGGTACTAGACTTGAATTAAGTTGAATGTCACCTCCATTTAATTTTGGATCTTCTAATCCTGTTACTGAAAAATACGGTATAAGTCCTATAAAACACGCTCTTAGCATATGATAAATACAGATGACTTCATTAGTATTATCGCTAGTTATAATTATATTGTATTTGGTACGAAACCTTCTGGTGAATGGAAAATTATAAGTCTGTGCAGTTTGATCTGCTGGTATAAATCCTTCGTCTGTTCCCAATCCATTAGTACTTAGAGTTTCAGAAGGAAGTGTGATATGTATTGTAGGGATAGCAGCTCTGTTAGCATTGAAAAACATATTCACATCTAAAGCTCGAGGACTGTCTTTTTTAGCAAGAAAAACAGCTTGCGCTTGTTCGTATAAATTGTATTTCTGAAGCTGATTTGTTCCAAGAATTGAATATAATAAGGATTGTGTTTTGTTAGCTGTTGCATCCCAATCGTTTTTAATCAATTGTAGCGATCCTTGAATTGCGTTAAATAAGATTATTTCTGGTACTATTACAGACATAATTACTTTGTATTAAAAACCATAGTTTGCGAGCGCCATGTCTAATGCACGCCCCATTTCTGATTCGATATTTACTTCTAATTTATCTAACGCTTTCTGCGCTAAGTTTTGTGCCTCCATTCCAGGATGAATCCAGCTACTAGGATCGCTCTTATCACTTACTCTACGAAAACTCATATATGTATTCTGACCAGTTGTTGCATCAGACATTTTAGAGATACCAGCATATACGCTAGTTTTTTGTTCGTAAGACTCGAATGTTTTTGATGTGAGTAGGTTTGAAAAACCAGCTCTAGTAGACGGCGCTTTGAATCGATCAGGAATGTTGTTTAATGACAATCCAGCAGATCTCGTACCTCCAGAAGAAGTAGGGATGTTTTGTGGCGCAGATTTAACTGCAGAATAGACTTGCTGAGGCATTGTGGCTGTAAAAACAGACGACTCTGCTATTGCACCAGGAGTAGCCCATCTAAAAGGAATAGTTAAATACCAACCTCCACCTTTTTTAGTGTGCTTTTTATTAGATTTTTCAAATCCGTCTTTCATATCAAATGCAGAAGCACCCTCCTCTATCATCTGAATCATCTTATCTTTACTATAATCTAAAACAACAGCTCCAGACATTCTACCAGTATCGACAACAATGAGATTGTTAATATACCTCTCTCTAGTTTGATGTAAATTCAATTTTGCTTCATTTTCCCATCGTCTTGCGAACGACGATGTAATTTCTTTCACAGTAAAGTCGATCACGTTTTCTACATCGTCTTTAGTCATAGAAAATTGCGTAACCAAGTCACTCGTATCTATTATGATAGGTATAGCGTTCATTAACAAACTTTACTTTCAGTATTATCGCCGCACGAATATAGTGAATTATCTAACATTCTAGTTCCTGAGAGATTTTCAGCATCGAGAATATAATGAGCTCTTCTACCTATTGCTGAAACAGGCAGTGTGTTATTTGTCTCAACTCCTCCTTCTTTTGCAAAGGAATTCATCAGCTCTCTATTAAGATCAATCACGTGATATTGTGGAGCGTGCGTATATCTCATTGTTACAGACAAATCGTCTGTGAATTTATTATCGAAGGTGATTTGATTATCCTTGATAGTAAAATCAGTTCCTTCTATTAGAGGAAGGTATTTCTGAGTCGCAGAGACAAATCTAGCGATATAGAGCATCGATTTAATGTTGTACGACGCATAGATAAATAGTGTGCCTGAATCAGTCTTTTTCACTGTTCTTGCTTCTGTGAACACAGCATTCCCATCTACTACAGTAATTCTATCCATGAAAGTTATTTGATCTCTTTCCATAGAAGAAATGTTCACTTGTCCTTGATTCTCTTGACTCCACTCTTTATACTGAGTATTCATGTTCATTGAATGAAGAACCATTCTTGTATCTGTAGGATTGATAAATGCCCATCCAGTACCTCCGCAATTCTGACAATTTGAAAGTTGATTAGTATTTGCTCCTTTGCATGGACATCTTAATGCTTTTTCGTGAATTACACGATAACCCTTTTGCCATATTAATGCATTGATGTCTGTAGGATTAAAATCAGCTTGCGGCTGATCTATCCCCGGAGGAGTAGATGCTATGATTATAGTTTTCGTCATAATTAAGCAACGCCAAATGAGAATCCACGATAATAGTCGCGCAATCTTGGTAAAATTTTATCTAACTCTGAAACATAACTGCTGATTCGAGCACCGTAAATACTATTCTTACCACTATTAGTAGTACTAATAGATTGACTTACGCCGTCAAGACTAATGGACTGAGAGGAGATACCAGCTTTAAATACAAGATCTCCAGCAGTGTGTAGTAATTGAATTGCAATGTACTTACCGATAGCGTTCATAATATCAGCTGGTACTACATTGAATCCTGAAGTATATCTCACTTGCCAGTAGTTCGGAATATTTCTCCAACCAAGATAGCCTAATTGAGGAACTATCCCAGAAATAGTTAAAGCTTGACTGTGTGTTGCAGCATCTCCTGATGGTACTATTGAGATATTTCTATGAATACTTTTCCCATCATTAGTTTTCTTTACACTTAACCAGCTAACTGGATAGGTAATTTGTTTAGTTGTATTGAAAAATCCTTCGAGAGACAATGGACACTCTACTTGATAGGTAGCTTTGATATAACCCCATCTCATAAAATCATCGCCTGAGAAATATAAGTTCTCGTCGACAATCTGTCGCTTCAATTTAACATTAAGATAATTCTCCATTTCTGTCTGAGCAGCAAGTATTTGAAACTTCACTGTCTCATCGTCCATAGAAACTCCATTCTGATCTTTAATATCTATGCCAAACATATAGATATCTCTTATCTCTTGCGGAGAGATAATCAAATCGCTATTCTTAGCATATGTGATATCAAAACTAATTTGTGGCATTAACTGCGTTAATTATAAAATTAACAATGTCTTCTTTTTTCTTCAATTCTTTAATCTGCTCTTTAGGATAATCTTTAATCATCTCTTTTAAAGAAGCAAGGTTTTTTGCATTCAATTCTTCACGCAATGTTTCGTTTGAAATCTCGTTAGTATTCGACGAACTATCAACATTGTTGGTTGCAGGAGTGTTGTTTTCTTCTACAGGAGGAACAATTGTTTCTACTGACTTTTCAGCAATCTTTCCAGAAATTATAGAAAGACTTAATTCGGGAATAGCAAGCAATTGTTGTGCAATTGAAGATTCTGTTTCAATACAACCGTCTTGATCGAAAGCAGTTTCTCCTAAAATAGGAATAATGATGCTTCTTGATTTGAATAACGGTGTTTGTAGTTTTACTTTTGACATATAGAGTTACGATTTATTTATATGCAACAAATATACAATATGTTTGGCAATAAAAAAACCCCTCCGAAGAGGGGTTTTTATTTTAGAATCTAATCGCTTACGCTGTTAATGTTTTCGCACAATTGATGTAGCGAACCATTTTCTTAGGCGTATAAAGCTGAGGAGTTGCGAACAAGAACGTGATGAAACGTCTACTCATTGCTAATACAGCTAAGTCTAACTTAGAAATAGGAGCAAGTTGTTTGAAGCTCATTACGTCATCAACCATCTCAGTTAAGAAAGCCTCTTCTGTATCTGGCAAGAAACGACCTCTGTCTCTTACTTTACCAGCAGCGCCACCATCATATCCAGCAGTCAATTCAGCTGCAGATACTTTGAATAGTGGATAGAACTTCTCGTTAGTAGCAGTACCTGCAGATGTAACTTTGGTTCTATATACTTGGTAAGCAGTACCAGGGATGATTGAAGCAGCACCAGTGAAGGTTAAGTCTACAGCACTTCCTACAGTGATTGTTACTGCAGAAGCAGCTAACAATGTCATTGCAGACTCGCCGAATCTGTTGATTGAAGAAACAGCGTAGTAAACAGTACCGGTTTCACCAGCAGCATATTTACAAGTAGTATCAGCAACTAACGCTGGAGCTGTACCTGCAGTTGGAGCTGAAGGAGCTTTTCCAGAAGTAGCGCTATCAGATAACAAACGACCGTCAGAAAATGCTTTTTTCATGAACTTATCTGCATTCAAGGCTACGTCTCCGATTGTAGTAGCGATTGATTTCGCAACTGATCCAAATTGACCTTCGTAAGCCATAGGGCTATTAGCATTCAACATGATTCTTTGAGAAGCGAAGTAATCTTGAGAGATTGTAGAGATTACAGTTGTTGGAGCGAAGAAGTCACTTACGTTACCATAATTCGCATCAATTCTAACTGCACCTTTTTCAACGTCTAATTGCTTCACAGACTTACCTCTCATGTCAATTACGACAGTTGAATTGTAGTAAGCTTCGATGTCAGCATACAAAGCACCAGTTCCGATAGAAGCGTGTTGTTTGTATAAACCATTCCACTCTTGAGGAATTAAGTTAGAGTCACCAGAAGTTATTGCGGTATTCGCAGCGCGAGTTACCCACATAACTTTGTTCTCAACTTCTTTTCTCATTGCGTCTACATAAGAACGAACCATTTGCGCCTGCATTGTCACCTCACCAGTAATCTGGATGTACTTGATCAATTCAGAACGTCTGATGTATTTAGAATCTTCAACATCAGAAAGTTCGCCTTCGTTGTAGAAACCACCACGAGCAGAACCGTAAGAATCTAATTGCAAGAATTCCTCAACTGTGTTGTAAGCAGTCATCTTAGGCATCTTGTTTAACAACTTGATGTCTTTTTGTCTGAATTCTAACAATTTAAGGGTTTTTTCAAGACTTTCAGCCTTTAAAGGCTCTTGTGTCAACGACAAGTTTGTGGTATCCCTACCAGTGATTTGACCGGCCTGCATTGCTTTTAGCAATTCAGCAGCACCTTCGCCTTGACCACCGAGGAACCCATTTTGATAATCATCTAAAGATGGATGCATAATGTAATGTGTTAAATTAAACAATACCGATTATTAGATTTACGATTATCAAAACTTCCCGAAGGAAGGGTTTATCTTAGCCAACTACTTCAATTCCATGAAGTTTTAAAACTCCTAGATCTTGAGGTGTTACTGACTTAGCAATTTCAATGTTTTGAGCAATGTCCATTAATCTTGCATCAAAATTTTCACTTTTACCGAATCCACTCAAGTATTCGATTTTGTCCAAAAGAGCTTTTCTGCTAGCTGCATTGGAAATAGAGTATGTTTGCTCTCCTTCTTGAGATTTCTCAAACTTCTCCACAAAAGATTTAGTAACGATTGATTTTCTACCTACAGAAGCAGAACCAAGTGTCTCGATTTGTTTCGAAAGATTTGCATTGATTTCAATTACATCTTGCAGTGATTTTTGCAAATCGGTGATTTGATCATTATGAGCTTTTGTAATATCTGCAAGGGCAGAGAATTTTTCATTTACTTTATCAGAAGACTTGTTTACCAACTCAGTGATATTGTCCAATGATTTTTGAACTACAGTGATATCGCCACCATCTTTTTTCTCATTTGCCTCAGCTAAAGAGAATTCAGAACAAGCCTCTGCATACTCTTTAGAGTATCCGTCTTCCATCATAGCTTTGATCAATTCAGACTTAGCTAAATTCTTATACGGCTCTACAGCCTTCATCATTTTGTTCTTTTTAATCTCTTCTTTGTTTTTTTCTTCTTCTTCGATAGAAGGCTCTTCTTTTTCAGCAACAACTTCATCAGGAGTTTCTACTTCGTCTTTTTTTGCTTTCAAAATAGCATCAGCCTCATTAAGGATTTCGAATGCTTTATTGATTTGCTCTTCAGTAATTTCTGTGCCTTTCATGATGCTAATTTTTTCAATTAATGAATATACCGATTTTGCCTTTTCTATATTAATGGTGGGAAAGTAACTAAAAATTCTTTCGTAGGTACAACTTTTCGAAACTTTTTTTTCAATTTTTCGATCAGCATTCGCAACTTCTTCGAGAATTGCATGTCCTCCTTCTACACTTTCTTTGCCTATTACCGGACCTTCTACACTCGCTGTAATTGCTTTTTCAGTTTTTACAGAACTTTCTCTTTTTTCTTCCGCCATATCGGTATGAACACTTGCTTGTTGGGTATGGTGTTCCATTCGATGCTCTGAATCAGAAGTTTTTTGTTGATTGTGAATCTTAGCTGCTTCGTAATGCTCTGAAGAAGTAAAGTCTTTATGTCCTGGATGATTGGCAGTTTCATAAATAGGCTTGCCGCTCTTGGTATGACCTATAATATGTCCGCCACGAGAACCTTCGGCTTTATTTACCTCATCTTCGTCAATTAACTTGCCGCTATCAAACGATTTCATCAATACTTCTGTTTCTTCATCGTAAGTCCACTCGTTGTTAGTAAACCCCTTTTCAACCAATTCGCACAACGTATTACTATTAATTGGATTTGGTGTAATAGCAACTCCAGTGATCTTAGCTCTTTTTATTTTAGAAGGGTTGTTAGGATCTCTTTCGATAACCTTACCTTCTATACTCAAACCTAAATTTTTCCCTCTTTTCTTTAGAGCTTTCATCAAGGCGAATGTAGCAACTGCTTGAGGCATTTCTGAATACAACTCTCCTTCGATTTGCATTTTACCATTAGCTACTACAGCTGAAGTTGGCTCTCCTAAGATCATATCTGGAGACTTACCATGATTCCAATTAACAG